TATTGCGTCTATTGGTAATAGAATGCAGGTTGAAGCTAAAGCTGGTGAGATTGCAGAAACTTTTAGATTATCTGGTCTTCCATTACAAAAATTAGATGACTTCATTAGAAGTGAAAATGATGTTGTTAAATATTTAAATATAATTGAGAGTTCAAAACCTAGAGTAAAACAATCAATACAACCTAAACCTTTAATGCAATCTAAATCAGGAGACGTAATAGATTTTCCTCCAGAGAGAATTACAGACTGGACTAAAGCAAGACCTCAACCCCCTGTAATAGAAGAAATAAATGGAATTCAAACAACACGAGGGATAGGAGATTTATTTGCAAGACAAATGAAAAATGTAGGAAAAGAAACAGATGCTCAAATAATTGCAAGAATTAAAAAACAAAATAAAGAGGCAGCTGAAAGACTTAGAAATAAAAAAGATCCAGATGAGCCAGAAGGTTTTTACCAAGGGGGTAGAGCTGGCTATGTAGAAGGTGGGCCAATTTATCCAAGATTAGGAGAACTATCTTCAGGGGTTTCTTCTGCCGAAGAACAACTACAACAAATTAATCAATCACTAAAAACAGCTGAAACTAATTTAGGTGAATCTGGACCGGGAGGTGCAGGTTCCGTGACTCCTTCTGTTAATGGATATGAATCTAGCGGCAGTAGTTTATATAATGAAAGTCCCGCAGGAGAAGTTACTAATCCTTACCAAGCTCCGGTTGGAATGAATCCTTTTGATAATCCACAATTTGATCCACAAATAACAAATTTAAATCAACTACCTATTGGACAACCACAACCAAAAGTTGACAACCCTTATGTTTCCGATCAATACACGCCCGGTAATTCCAGCGAACCTTTACAAAAAAATCCCTACAGTAATGGAAATGCTCCAATTGGCAATCCTTTAGCATCGAAACCAGGACCACAAGAAATCCCACAATCTGTAGGCGGCATATTCACAGGTGGAGGTATAGGAGGATTACTTGGTGAAGGTGGTGTAAAGATTAAATCACCGGATGGGGGTATAAATAATCCAAATCACCCTAATTATACAGGTGGTGGGATGTTTAAAGATTTTAATTTTTCTAATGGAGCCATACCTCCTATGAATTCAATTGGAGGTGGTACAAATTCTGTTAACCCAATTAACAGTGGAGGTAATCCAAGCCCACCAAGTTCAATTGGAGGTGGCCAAATTGCTGGCGATAATTTCCTTAATAACACCACAGCACCATTTAGTTCAATTGGAGGAGGAGACCCTTATAAGAACACAATGATGAGTGGATTGAGTCAAGATGGTCAACGATTTGATTCTGCTCAAAATGCGTTTGATGCTCTTGTAGAACAAACTCGAAAGCATCGTGAGAAGAGTCCTTATACTCGAAATGTGATTGGCAGTGAACTCTATCGAGGTGAAGAAGGATTTAAAAATTTTACTAATTTTTTTAATAAAATAAATAATCCAAGCTACACTGCACCACAATTACAAGGTCTACAATCTGCAGGCGGGGGTTTAGGTAGTTTTGCACCTGGTGTTGATCCTATGGGTTCGAGAAAAGAAAACCCAACTGGACCTTTACAACAATTAGCCCAAGGCGGACGTGTAGGACTCTATCAAGGTGGTCAAGCAAAGATAGAACCAGATCTATCAGGTATAGGCCACGGTTCAAATGCTCTGATGTCAAGAAATATGCAACTCTCTCCAGGAAGCCAAGCAACGACTTCTACAGGCTTAAATTATTTATTAGGTGAAGATAATGACACAACTAGAGTTCCTTACAACGAAGGTAATACGGTTTTACCAAAACCAAAACCTATGAATGAGTATTTATTAGAACAAGTCATGTCTCAAGCAGGAGTTAATACTTTAGATCCTAGAACAAGACAGATGTTTATAGAAGAGCTTAAGAAAAAAATTAGAGATGAAAATTCAAAAGCAGACGGAGGCAGGACAGGATTTGCCATGGGCAAGCGTGCGTTCTTAAAATTATTAGGTGGAGCCGGCGCAGGAATCGCGGGAATTAAAACAGGATTAATGGGATTAGGTAAAAAGACAGCAGTTAAATCTGTGGCTCCAGTAGTAGCCAAAGCAGCCGAAGGAGGAGTCCCCCCTTATTTCTTTAAACTAGTAGCAAAAATTAAATCTTTAGGTGATGATGTAACTGAAACTGCGGCAACAGCAGATCGACAAAAAGTTACAAAATATAAAGATTTTGAATTAACAGAAGATTTAACAACTGGTAGACAAGAAATTCAAAGATATAAAGTACTTGATGATGAGCGAGGCGCAGCTGATTATTATGGACAACCTTTAACCGAAGAAACTTACATGAGTTACACACCAGGGGAAGAAATATTTCAAGAAACTGCTAAAGGTAAAACTAAAATTATTAAAGGCCAACCTGAATACAACGAAGGTACAGCTTATATAAGAAGTGATCGTGAATATGCAGGAGATGTTGTTGATGAGATGTCTGGTATTGCTGATGATATATTTGAAGAAGTAGGTGAAGCTATACCTAAAGCTATTAGAAAAGGAAAAGCAGAAGGTGGACGTATGGGTTATGCCGGGGGTTCAAAAGTAGTTAAAGGTTTAGCCTCTTTGATTAAGAAAAAATTTGGTGACAATGCAATTACAACTGCAGACAAACTTCCAATACCTAAGAAAACTCTAGATAGAGAAATGTTTAACGCAGCTAATAATAGACTTAATAAAAAAAGACAATTAACCAAGGAAGAGATTCAAGATTATGAAATGGAATTAGGAGATAGTGAGACTTGGATGTCAGAAGGGACTGTTGGAGAAGCAGAAAACGCTTTAAAAAATTATAAAACTTATCAAGACGATATGTTTAGAGATTATAAAGCAGGTAAACTAGATCCTGTAGCAGGCGATAAGTCTCCAGATAGAAAAAGATTCTTAGAAAAGAAATTTGAAGATATGGAAGGCAGTGGTGATAAAAGATTAATGACAAGAGATGAAGTAGAAGAATTATCTACATTTGATCTAGGTACTGAAATGGATAATTATAAAAAAACAGATGATGTGGACCTCACTCAAGGTATGATTGATTTAGATGAATTAAATTTTACTAAAAATGCTCAAGCGGCTAAGAAAAAAATAGATGAAATGCAAACTTTAAATATGTCTCCAGAACAAAAATTAAGAGATGAATTCCCTGGAATTGAGGATAGATTGATTAGAAACATTTTAACTGATAAAAACCCTCAAAGAATTGCAGAAGTAAAACAAACTATGAGAGAAGCTTTAAAAATGCAAGAAAGAGGAATGGGCCACAAAGAAATTATAGAATTATTTAAAAAATCACCTAGAACTAAACAAGCAGAAGGTGGACGTGTCCCCCTATGGCTGGGCGGTGGATTAACAGCAGGAAAAGGTTTAACTAGAGAAATGTTAAAGTTTATGGCTAGAGGTAGTTCACACGGTAAAAGCCCTGCAGAAATATTAAGACTGATGAATCCTAAACAATTTGAAAAAATTCTAAATGAGCCTAAACTAACTAATAAGTTTAGTAAAGATACCGGAATCATGGCTTCTGATATGATTAAAGATATGATTAAAAAAACAAAAACAGATAGAACAGATATAGTTGAACAACTCCTTAGTTCTGCAAGAAATATAAAAAAAAGTGATGACAATATAATAACTTATAAAAATCAAATAATAGAAGAGATGGTATCTAAAGGTACGGATAGAAAAATTGCTGAAGGGTTTGCAGAAACCCTTTCAAAATCCCTCCTGAAAGATGTTGGACCAAAAGTAACAAAACAAGGACTTCTAGAATTAGAAAACATACAGAAAAATCTATTGACTAAAGACCGTCAGCTAAATTCATCAGGCGGACTAGCCAGAATGTTAGGAGAATAATGAACGAGTATTTTGCTTCAAAGAGTTGGCTAACAAAATACGCTCAAGCTGAAGATAGTAGAGGCATGTGGCAAAAACATGTGGACGAAGTTGAAGCGAACAGGATCCAAGATCCACGGCCCATGGACCCCGGACCACGGAACATGTATAGTGAAGGTCAGTTAGTAAGAAACACAGACGACGGCTCACGGCCCGGGTATAGTGGTAGAGAGTCCACAAAAAAGTTAAGAAAATATTTATCTACTTTAAAACCAGGAACTAAAGTACAGCCAATGACACTTTCAAAAGATTATGGAGTGAGTAGATACCATATTTATACAATTTTAGAAGAATATCCTAAAATAGAATTACTAGGAAACGAGGAAGCATTTAAACTAGTTCAAGAAAAAATAAAGGCTAAAACATTAGCAACTCCGGTTGATGTTCCTACTCCTATTTCTAAAATTAGAAATCCGGGGGACAAGGGAGGTACTAGAGATTATACAGGGGTGAGATGGCCTAGTGATGAAGTAAAAAACAACTATACTGAAGATTTTAAAAAAAAGAGATCAGGAACTAAAACAGGTCACGCAGGACTGTCTAACGAAGAATTAGCTATAAAATATTTTGGAAAAATTAATACTTCAACAATTGCAGGGGTAGAAAGAACTAATAGGGTTTTACAACAGGAATTAGATATACAATACCAAGAAGGTGATCCTAAAGAATTTCAACTAAAAAGAAAAAGAAGATTAGCTATTAATCAAGGAGGTAAGTACTTTGGAGGAACGGAGGCCTTTCCTTTTCATCATATTATGCCTATTGGGGGAGAAACATCTCTTACCACAAAAGATGTAGCCATAATTAGTAAAAAAATGAATTCCAAACTAGCCCCTTATAATAAAAAATTAAATAATATTGCTGATAATATTAGTGATCTTTATAATGATCAACCTGAAAATTATTTAAAAAAAATAGATAGTTTACATAATGAAGCTGAATCTATTATTAATACAGTTAAAAAAGATCTCCCTAGTAAATATAAAGGATTGATTGGATTTACAAAATTAGAACCGGTTTTCGATGAAAATGGAACCGTGTTTAGACTACAAGCAAATAGAGTTGGAATTGACGAATCAAAATCTATAGTGGGTAAAAAGGGAAAATCTGAAGTACTTGCTATGATGTCTAAAGAAAATACAAGTAAATTTAAAGGTGGAATTCTTAAAATATTACAAGATGCTAGCGTACCTTGTATTAAAGGTGAAGGTGGACAGTGTAATTCTATAGAAGATTATAAAAAAGGATTTAACGATATTGTAAATAAAGCAGCATCAGGAGATAAAGCCGCTGTTAGTCGAGCAAATATTTTCTTAAAAAGAATGAGAAAACTTAAACCTACTCTTAAAGGAACAGGCTATGGGATTTTAGCAGAACTTGGATTCTCAGTTCCTTTTGCAGTTATGGATTATACAGCAGGAGAATCTTGGAAGAGAATTGGAGCTAATTTTACTGACTACGGTTTTGGACCTATGTTTGGTCCATCTGAAGAAGACGAGATAAGATCTTACTTACCTGAAGGTTCAAATGCCGTTGCTTTTGAAAATGTACAAAAAACAGGAGAAGATATAAATAAATTAGAAACAGGAGAAAAAATACCAGGATATTCTAATTTATATAATAAACTTAAAAATAGACCTATGACCGGATTGGATCCATTTAGTCTTGGTAAATTTGATGAGCAAAGTAAACAAAATAAAATAAACAAAATGACCATAAATTTTGAAAAAGATTTACAGCCATTTTTAACAAATGGAGAATGGGACCCAGCTAAAGCAAATCAAGCGGCAAAAGAAATGGAAGATGCAAAAGCACAAAAGGAACAAAATAAACAAAAAATAATAGAAGAAAGAAAAGCTTCTGGTATACTTGCTGAAGACGATTACTTACAAAATATGAAAAAATATAATGACTAAAGATAATTTAACACTTGTAAAAAACATGAAACATGTTAAATGGAAGGAGATTCCACCTTTAAAAGGACCAGATTCTCAGGGGTTGATTAAAGAGAAGAAACAAGATAAACCAATACAGGATAAAAAATATGGCAGATATAGATAAAACCCTCCCTAATAATAGACCTGAAGATGAGCTTATAAAAGAGCAAATGGAAGAAGTTGATGTTGCAGATGAATTAGGTAAAGGACCAGTAGAAATTACAGATGAAGAAGATGGTGGAGCAACTATCGACTTTGATCCAAATGCAGTACAGGAACCTGATGCCAGTGATCCGTTTGCAAATTTAAATGATCTTCTTCCAGAAGATATTACAGATCTTATAGGCAGTGAATTACAAAGTGATTATGCAGAATATAAAACCTCTCGTGCAGATTGGGAAAGAACTTATATTACTGGATTAGATTTATTAGGATTTAAATACGATAATAGAACAGAACCTTTTCAAGGAGCTTCAGGTGCAACTCACCCTGTTCTTGCAGAAGCCGTTACACAATTTCAAGCATTAGCTTATAAAGAATTATTACCTTCAGATGGACCGGTTAGGACTATGGTTATGGGTGCAGCAACACCTCCAAAAGAAGCACAAGCTCAAAGAGTTAAAGATTTCATGAACTATCAATTGATGGATCAAATGAAAGAATATGAACCTGAGTTTGATCAAATGTTATTTTATTTACCTCTATCGGGTTCTACATTTAAAAAAGTTTATTATGATGATCTATTAGGAAGAGCCGTATCTAAATTTGTTCCTGCTGATGATTTAGTAGTTCCTTATACAGCGACTTCATTAGATGATGCAGAAGCAGTTATCCATGTTTTAAAAATATCTGAAAATGATTTAAGAAAACAACAAGTAGCAGGTTTCTATTCTGATATAGAATTAGCAAAACCACAAGATTCAGTTACTGATCAATTGAAACAAAAAGAGAGAGAAATAGAAGGCATTACAAAATCACATAAAGCAGAATCAATGTATACTCTAATCGAGTGCCACGTTAATTTAGATTTAGAAGGTTTTGAAGACGTAGGGCCCGATGGTGAGCCTACCGGAATAAAATTACCTTACATTGTAACAATAGAGGAAGGCAGTAGAAAAGTTTTATCTATTAGAAGAAACTTTAAACCAGAAGATCCTAAGAAAAATAAAATACAATATTTTGTTCACTTTAAATTTCTACCAGGATTAGGTTTTTATGGATTAGGATTAATTCATATGATTGGAGGATTAAGTCGTACGGCAACTTCGGCTCTTCGTCAGTTATTAGATGCAGGAACGTTATCAAACTTACCAGCAGGATTTAAACAAAGAGGCGTTAGAGTTCAAGATGACGCTACAGCGATTCAACCAGGAGAATTTAAAGATGTAGATACTCCCGGGGGTAATCTAAAAGATGCTTTCGTATTCTTACCTTACAAAGAACCTTCACAGACTTTATTACAGCTGATGGGGATTGTAGTTCAAGCAGGACAGAGATTCGCATCAATTGCTGACATGCAAGTTGGTGATGGGAACCAACAAGCGGCTGTTGGTACAACTGTAGCTCTTTTAGAACGTGGTTCAAGAGTGATGTCAGCAATCCATAAAAGATTGTATGCTTCACTAAAGAATGAATTCAAATTACTTTCAAATATTTTTAAAACTTACTTACCACCAGAATATCCTTACGATGTTCCAGGTGCATCGAGAAATGTTAAAGTTACAGATTTTGATGACAAGGTAGATATTCTACCAGTAGCTGATCCAAACATATTCTCAATGAGTCAAAGAATATCAATGGCACAAACACAATTACAATTAGCTCAATCTAATCCACAAATGCATAATATGTATATGGCTTATAGAAATATGTATTCAGCAATTGGTGTAAAAGATATTGATTCTATATTACCTGCGCCACCACAAA